CATTATACACTAATTTGCATAAAACGCAATTGTTTTTTACCGATGTGGCGAACTTCTTTTTGATCTATCTAGAACTTTAGCCAATGTTCTACCAGTTGGCTTTTTCTTTTTCTTTTTTTTCCTTTTTCTAAGTACGTCAGCCAACAATCTACCAGTTGGTTGTCTTTTTCGTGCTTTTTCTATTTCGTCCATAATTATCCTCCTATTTTTTAACCAGACTTCCACCGAAGTAAAGCCCAACTATTGCTGCCATTAGATGCGTATCCATTGGCGTTATGACTACACCTGCAAACTGTCTATCCACAAGCATTTCCTTTTGTTCAATTAAGAATAAGAAACCTCTACTGAACTCTGTCCATGTGAGGAATACTGATACATCAAAGAATACTGGAACTATCTTCGGCCATACGATTATGAAGAATACTGCAGTAAGTGCGATTATTCTTCTCGTCCATTGAAACCCTTCATTCTCGTATTTTCTTGCTTTCTCAATCGCCTCCATTTGAAACTTTCCGCGTGCCAAAAGCATTTTCTGGTCCGCCTGTTTTGCCTTTATGCTCTGTCCCCAGATGGTCATGAAACCACCTAGTAAACTAGATCCTAGCATCGTAATCATTTCTACTGGCAATCCAAACATTATGTTAACTCCAGTAAACTTACTATTCCACCACGCTTTTTATTCATACCTGAAAGCCTTAAGTACAATTGATTCACTGCCTCAAGCAAACCTCCTGGTCCAACTTTACCTCTTTGGTATCCTCTTGCCATTGGGTCCTCATCATCGCCGTAACCGTAGCCTCCGCCACCACGACCTCCACCGCCGCCGTAGCCGTATCCGTAACCGTAGCCTCCGCCACCGCCACCACCACTGCCAGTAGCTTTAGTTCTAGGTTTGCCATACGACCAAGGTTTTTCTCCTGGTCCATATCCTATTTGTCCAGGCTTTCCACCCAGAAACATTTCATCCGTTATTCCTAAGCTGTCTGCACCTTCAACACCGATTAGACTATATAGATATTCCGTTAATTGCGCGTGTGAAAATCCTTCTTCAGGTTTATTACCAAAAAATTCTATTAATTCCTTATCCCACTGCGGTCCAGGACCGTATCCAAATTCACCATAATCAAACAAACCATACTTATATTTGTTTATATCTGTCATCTGCCCAAAACCAGGTACTTTTCCAGTTAACTTACCATCTTTGCTAGTCCAGCCTCTAGCAATTGCCATCTCGTCCAATGTTCCAGTATGTCCTATAGGGTCTCCTTTTTCATCATAGGTTGTCCAGGCATGAAGTGCCTTAGGGTCATCCATCCCAAAAAATTCTGCCGCCATCAAATCCCCAGAACCTCGATAGTTACCTTGTTTGTTCATTCTAGGTACATAAGGAGTTCCAGTTCTCTCTCTTTCTTCCTGTTTGTGTCGTAACTCTTCGGCTAGAGCTATTTTCGCGTCCTTATCTTTTTTAGCTGCTGCAGTAAATTTATCCTGTTGTCCTTGACTAAACCCAAAAAATTCATTTCCGTATTCAGTTCCGGGTGTAGCGACATATGGATTTTGACCTCTCTCCCCATCACCTGGATTATAATTACTTCCTTGGGTTGATGCTGTTTGTGCTGCTACTTGTGCTTCTCTTTCTTGTGATACATTAGTTTGTTGATGTTGACTAGATTGCCAGCTTGAAGCTGTGGGTGGTCTAGAAGTATCCCATGTGTGATGTTTATTTACCATCAGTTTCTCATTGAACTTGGAGATCTGTATGTTTCTCCTACATGTGGTCCTCTAGGTTTGCTAGAATATCTAAGAAAATCTTCATATCTAACTGGTTCCTGGCCTCCTGCCAATGACCATCTTACATACTCTGAATATTCTTGTTCTAATGGTCTAAGTTCACTACCACGAACTAGACCTTGATTCTGGAGTATTCCATATTCACGCCATCCAGGGTTGTATGGTTTAATTTCTGGAAGTACTTGTTTTTCATCATAAGGTCCAAATTCTATGCTTATATCCGGCATAGGTCCTGTATATTCTGACTCAGGAAAATTTAATTGTGGATTTGGTTCTCCTAGTTCTGCTGATATTGGAGGAATGTATTCATTTTGTCTTCTAATATAATCTTCTTTTTTATCATCTAGTTCTCCCCAATCAGTTTTATCAATTCTTTTCTCACTTTTTTCAGGAGATTTCTTTTTCAAAGCATCAATCCTGTCCTGAACATAATCATCAAATTCAAATCTATATCCACTTGTAGGCCATTGATCTTTGGCCATATCATCTAAAAGGTCTGAATGATAGTCAGTTTCAAAGTTCTTTATTTTTTCCATTTCTTCATCATGCATTTCTTGAATCTTTTGTTCGCGTGTCTTTTCATCAATCCCAAATGTTTCTTTCTCATAAGAATCTAAAGCATCTGGATGTCTATCTAAAGCTTCAAGTCCTCCTAGGATACCTTCACCCATACCCATGGCTTCTTTAAATTTCTCTAAATTAAAACGATTATATCCTTCCCCAAATAAATCAGCTGAATAGGACGGAAGTCCTTTTTTGTTTAGATAAGTTCCTTCAGGATCAATCTGACTTAGACCGTAATTGAGCCTTCCAGTAATCTGCATATTTTGTCTAGCTGTATTAGCTGTATCTATATATTGTTTTCTTTTATCAGGATCAGTAGTTAACTCAGCAAGACGCATGTACTTGTCAAAAAAATCCTCATCCCTAGGTGTCATTAAGGATTCTTTTACTTTATTTGGAACTTTAGAATCCAACCAATTTCCTCCAAAATAGTCTTTATTTTGACTATGCATTATCCAATTATCTCTGGCTGATTCCCATCCTCTTTGGGCTATACCCAAAGTTCCTGGAAAATATTCTTTACCCTTTTCATAAACATATGGAAGAGGATTAAGACCATGAATAACTTGAGCTCTATCGGCTATCTTATTAAGTAAATTAGGTTGCTTAGGATGCCTGCGGTTACGATTTGGTCGATAACCGCTATCAGCAGCCTTATTCATATAATAATCGCGAAAACCTTTATCTCTTGGATCCGCCATTATGCACCTGGTAGAATAATTACTTTAAGGACTATTAGAACAATAACGACTAAAATTCCGGCTTTTATCCAATCCTTCAATTTCCAGTCACTCCATTCCTTTAGATGTCCCCAAAGATCTTTAAATAAATTCATATTTACCTCCTTGTTAACATTGTTTATCTTTCTTACCACCCATGACCCTACCGCCATGGTGTTTCTTTAAAACTCCACCTTTTCTCTTCTTCACTGCTCCACCTTTTTTATAAGGTTTTTTAGTTCCTCCTTTTTTATAAGATTTTTTAGTTCCTCCTTTTTTATATCCAGCCATATCCATCTGTTGTCCAGTAGCACGTGCATGCTTCTGCGCTTTCTGTACTCCAGATGCAGTATATGGAAATTTTTTAGCTCCTACCTTTGGCATTAGTAATTCCTCCTTTTTTCTTTTTCATAAGTCCACCTTTTTTTCTGGGCTTACTACCATATTTTTCCGTCCATTTTTTAGCAATTGCCGGTTCTTTTGCCCACATATACTTTCTCTGCTTTTCCGATTTGAAAGGCATTAGTGTATTGTAGGTTTTCCCACACCTTGAAAAATATCTAATAAATCTTCTTGGTATTGAAAAGTATTTGCAAGCGCCTCAAACATTCTCGCTGCGTCATCTGGTCCTAGTGCTTCAACATACATGTTTCTAACTACAGCCAGCATGGCACCACATACTTGTAAAAAGTCTTCATTGGAAGAAATATTCTCACGTGCAACATTTTCAAAACGCTGCATTAAATAACTAATCTTTTCAAGTTGCTTTTTTACTTTGTCCAGATGCTTTTGATCTTGCATTTTCCCTCGCTATTCTTTCCGCTGATCGGCTCCTTTTATCTTCAGTTTGTGATTTCATGGCTTCTCTAGAAGCCGCCATGTTTTCTTTTAACATTGAAATTGCCTCAGCTGATTCCTCCTTACTAGCATCTCCTGCGACTTTCATCAAGTCAATACTTGTTTCTGCCTCTAGCTTGTCTCTATCAAGATCAAGCTTAGCCGACTCTACAGCCATATCTTTTTTAAGATTCATTTGAGTTTCCATAGCTTTCAGATCAATTTCTTGTTGTTTTAGTTTAACTAATGGATCTTGCTGCTCACGGCTTATTCTAGCTTCCTCATCCTGAGCTAATTGTTTAGTCATTTGAGCTTCAATTTTAGCTTGTTCGGCAGCAGATTGATTTGTCAATTGATCATTTTGTTGTGCTAGCTGTTGTAACGCTTGTTGATTTCCTTGTGCTTGCTGCATTTGTTGTTTTATCTGCTCAAATTGCTGTTGATATTTTTGTTGTACCTGCATTCCTGCTATTAAGGCAATATGCTCAGATACATGAGCTTGTAGCATTGCATACAATTGAGGATTAATTTGAACCATTCTTGTAAACATAAATTCAGCATGTGCCTCCATATGCGCCATATGGTCCTGCATAGGAAATGCTTTTGGCTTTGACCCACTCATAGCTCCCGAATTTTCCATTGCTGGACTAGTAGGTTCAGGTAAATCAGGGTCTGGCTTTAATAATGTGTCAACATTATCTACACCCATTGCATCATACATTCTTCTATATGCTTCACGTAAATTATGTAGTTGAGGTGCAGCTGTTGCCAATTGTAATGATTGCTGCGCCAATGTAACACGTTGCGCCATTGAGAATATATTAGGATCGGATACTGGAATAATATCAACACGATCATCAAAATCTTGTTGCTTAATCATTTGGTTTCCACCAACAACCATATAAGGATATTGTGGTGGAAGATAAACTTGAAATACTTTTGCTAGTAACTTAAATTCAATTTTTTGTGCATAATGTAATCTTTTATGAATTGCACTCATAACTTTTGTACCACGCTCAATTAAAGCTAAAGTAGTGCCAACTGGATTCTGTTCATTACCTTCACCCATCTTCATATCCGCAATAGCCGCAAAAGATTTTCCTGCGTCAACTGCAAATCCAAGTAATGCGAATAAAACCTGAGAAGGTTCCTTATAAGGAAGTGGTAATAGTGATTCCTTTATGGAAGTTCCTGTTACATCCACATCCCTAAACTCACCTGGCTGTAAGGGTTCATCATGATCACGTATACGCATTCCACGTGCCTTAAAACCTGCTGGAAGGTTAGCGAGTGTACCAGCATCAATTAACTGCCGCAAAACACTTGTTGCTGTTCGCGATAACCCTCCAAGCATGTGTATTAGACCAAAGCCGTAAAACCCTAGTCCAGGGAGGAACTTGTAATGTACAAAATAATCATTCTTTTTAAAGCTTGGATCTCCTTGCTTCCAGTTTCTTCTTATGGAAAGAATCTCTTGTGAATACTGATCTATTGAAACTACGTATGGTAATTTAACACCTGATGTATCTTCAAATCCTGGAACATCTGCATTAATGTGCATTTCTAATATAATATGCTCTTCGTCTCCGGATCCGTAACTTTTTTCTACACCTTCTAATCTATTTACCTTTTCCTGAACTTCACTTGTTTCAACTTCTCCCGTTGTTAATTCTATATCACGGTAAAATTTATTTAATTGTTGTTTTCTAATATCATTTCCACTACTTTTTATCATATGTGTTACACGATCCGCACTTGCAATATCTGTCGCCATATAATTTATAACTAAGTCTTCACCAGCAACAAATTTTGCTGTAGCTCTCTTTAGCAATCCATCATAGTAAACTTTCTTGAATGCTGAACCAGCAAGTGGAAGATAAAATAATAACTGATCCATATCAGGATCATATTCTGTCATGACATCGGTAATCTGATAATTCATGTATTGTTGTACTCTCTTCGCCTGATCTTCTACTTCAGGTGTCGAAAGTCCTATAACTTGGCATCTCACGGGGCCGCTTGGGGGGAGAAGTTCCTTATACGCTTGGGCTTGAAACTGTGTTACAGATTCAGCGAGTAAGGGGTGAACGACCCCGGATGCTCCTTCGAACGGTTGGGTGCGGTCTTCATACTTGAATCCCAGCATATCAAGGCCTTTGATATAGGTATCTTCCCAATCTTTCCTTGAATCCTTATCCGATTCGAATTCTCCTAGTAGATCTGCAGAGAATCTACTTAATTCTTCGTCTTGAATGAAATCTGCCAAATTGGCGTCATGTGGTATATTTGAAGTGTCAACTGGGGCGTTTGGATCCATATTTATATCTGCACCACCGTCATCCAGTAGTTCTATATTTGGATCAGGTGCTTCTGAGCCTATTTGTACTTCTTCTCCAACAGGTTCTATTTCAAGTGCACCAGTAAGTGCCTCTAAAGCTTTATCTATATTGTTTTTATTTCCGTTAGCCATTTACGACCATTCCCCCTTTTCTGTAGATAGGCATTCCTTTCTGAACAGTAAACTTTGCTGAATCATCAAGCCAAATCATTGGAATTTCCCATCCTCTTCCTTTATCATCTATTATAGATGTTTTTATAAATTTTGCACCACTTTTTTTCGCAACTTTCTTCATAGCACCTTCTGCTATTGGTCCATACGCAACCATGTTTCCTTTCCAGTCCAAACTTCCAGCTTGTTCACCTCTATTCTTAATTGCGCCACTGGAGATGGTTACACCGTCATATCCGCCTTCTTGTGCAACTTTTGTCATATATTTCATAACAAATTCATTATAATCTTCTGTTTTACTAAGTGGACCCATTGCAACGCCACTATGATAACCT